AAGTTTTGTACATCGTTGTGCGTGATTCTATGATAGATTTTTTTGCGACCATTGCCAAAATATCCTGTGTCTATGTAGTAAAAGTCGCGGCCAACAGAACGACAAATGGCCATTTCTTTGCGTTTGGTTATGCCTCTAAACACTGCCGGAGTCATGCTGGCACTGTGTTTTTCCCAGTCAGAAATTTGGCCGCCTGACCCCAGTATAAAACTTTGCAAAAATGGATCGTACATTTTGCCCTTCCTCTCAAATTTTGTATCTTTTTCGTCTGTTCCAATTGCCACTGCCGCGCTGTTGTCCAATTGTTTTAATTGATCAACTAAGACATCTAGTGTTATACTATAGTATGTGCCGCCAGGGTCAACTCGATATTTGAGAATGTCATCAAATAATGTTTTGACTGTGGGTGGTATCATGTCAAACACATGCGGTAGTGGTGGCGCGGGTGGTAAGTTAACATCTGGTTTTTCTTTTCTTCCAAACACCAATTCCCAATTGCTTGCAAATGTATTTGCATCAACACTTTTAGGTCTTGGCGCTGATCTCTTATCGCCATCACTCATTCTATCAACCTTTGCTGGCAATACTCTGTAAGTATGCGTTCACGATGCCACTCATCACCTTGTGGGGCGTCAGCAAACTCGTGAAAGCAAGGTGCGCCTAGTGTATAATGCAATAATTTAGCATTGGTGTTTGGGCCAAATTCATCAGGCAACCAATTCCATTCAATGGGCAATTCGCCAAGGCGTTCGTTGTCAATCCATGTGAATCGATGTAGCTCAGACCCTGTGGCTTTTTGTATAAATTCTGGTGTCAGCTTACGATTAGGAAAACTATTACAATTCCATAAAATTACACTGCTCCAATTCTTACGTGGATAGTCTTCATTCTTTGCGCCAAGATACTTTTCAGACATCTTGGTTTTATAATCGTGTTTGACTACCAACGCATCCATGTAAGGATTCTGTAATTCCCATAACTTGGTAATGTCATCACGTACTATCATGTCTCCGTCAATGAAGATTGCCCAGCCACTAAATTTCATCAAGTGTGGTACAAGGAAACGGCTATAAATGAATTGATTACTGCCGTCAGTGTGCGTTTCTGTGTAGTCTTTAAATAGATTTAAAGCCAAGGGAATAATTTGTACAGGCTGTGTTGCATGTCTGATAATACTGTTGGCGCAGGTGTGGAAGGCAATTGCTTCTCTAGGATCATATCCTATAAAAATTGTAATCATAGTCGTTGTATATCCTCTTCAATACATTTATCACCGTATTGAATTTCTATTAATTTCAGTGGGGCGTCAGTTTCGTTGCATAACTGATGCCATTGATTAAGATGTATCCATGTGCTTTGGTGTTTAGATGGAGTAGCTAATATATCATGATCTGTGCTGTGCGGATCTACTGTGTACACTGTGGCTTCTCCTTCGGCCACAAACCAAAACTCTGCACGACTATCATGACGTTGCATGCTCAAACAAGTTTTGGGATTCACAGTGAGTTCTTTGAGTTTGGTATGCAAACCCACTTCGTGTAACACACGATAGTAGCCCCAAGCGCGAGTGGTCCGGGGTTTTTTCCAATCTTCAAGAATCCAGGAACTAGAATTCATTTTGTTTTCACCGCCTACACCAAACACAAACTCCACATCGTCAAACACCATTTCTGGTATGTTGTCTTGAGTGCGGTCCCCGCCGTTAGCAAACACAATTTCATGATTGGGAAATATCTCCTTGGCTTTACAAATAGCATCAATTGCTGTGCCATCATCATCGCCGAACTCAATCACAAGATCAACAACATGCAAAGCGGCAACAATGGCAGCACGTTCATTCCAGGGCATGAACTCGCGACCTTTTTTACGGGTAAGCCATGCATCTGAATTGAGTCCAACAATAAGTTTATCACCTAGTTGCTTGGCTGCTTGGAAGTAGGCAAGGTGCCCTGAGTGCAGTGGATCAAATCCACCAGTAACAATGACAATTTTCATAATGATATTTATATGTACAGTTTATGGTAAATATTAAACTTCAGCTATGACCCAACCCGAAAATGTTATCGATTGTGCCTGTGTAATACACGGCAACGCCTATGACTGGACTTACGTAGAGCGATTGCACTCCATGTTGACCAGAAATCTTTCACCTCTCATCATACGATTGCATGTGTGGACCGAAGCCAATAGAAATGTACCTGCACACATGGTCAAACATGTACTGGAAGAATGGCCTGGTATTGCTGGTCCAAGAAAAGCTTGGTGGTACAAATTGCAAATGTTTAATCGTAAACATTTTGAGGGCAGACTATTGTACTTTGATCTTGACACGGTGATTGTGGATCGACTGGATTGGATACTGGCATTAAATCCTGCGTTTTTTTGGTGCATACGCGACTTTAAATACCTTTGGCGCCCCACCTGGGAAGGAATGAATTCCAGTGTAATGTACTGGAACAATGCTGATTTCCCCACAGTTTGGAAACAGTTCAAAGGGGAAAATATACAATCAATTAGTAGACGTTTTGCAGGAGATCAAGATTTTCTCACAGCCGCAATTGAGCCCAGTAGACGTAGATTTTTTGACAACAGTGCTGTACAAAGCTATCGTTGGCAAGTCAAAGACGGGGGCATGAACATGCGAACACGTGAATACAGTTCCCCAAATTCGGGTGCAACTATTGCCCCGGACACAAAAATTATTATTTTCCATGGACAACCAAAGCCCCACGAAGTTTTGGATCCTAACATTCAACAGCACTGGAAATAGTGCGAATGGTAAATACTTGTAATTGGAGACACAAATGACCACACGCACATTCAAACAAATGGGACAAGGTTACGGTAGTAGCAATGCTACTATTACAGCTAAAATAAATGGAGCAACTGTATTTTCAGGCATTGTGCCCACCGCTAACCAACGATTACCAAGCAGTCCTAGCGGGACAGATGATACATATCCTACGTTATTCACCTGGACCAATGACGTAGATTTTGAAGGTACTCAAACCATGGAAATCACAGTAACAGGTGCAACTGTATTGCTGACTGAAATCAATGCCAATTATATGCGTGTTGTAAAAATTGAAGGGAAAATAGAAAATCCTAGCTCAAATTGGGTACCAACAAACTATGAATCTACTGGTCCTGACACGTATGGAATTATATTTAACGAGAAAGTAGATGGATTTATTTACACTGACCCTACTACAAATGTTATAATCGACGGTGTGCCAAAAATTGTAACTAGAGATCCCAGTTTATCGGGACAACGACACTGGACAATCAATCCCGGATCAACCTTTATTTGTCAACTAAATGTTCAAGCTGGCCTCGCTTAAAACTTACAAATCTTACAAAAACCCTGCTCTGAGCAGGGTTTTCTTTTGTGCTTGACCTATAATTCTGCATGCTGTACAATGCATTTGCAGTCTAAAAAAAGAGGCAAACACCCAGGTTTTACAGTGTTGTTTTTATGCAACACCCGCTAAAACCCAAAAAAAAACTAGAGGTTGACCAGAAATTGCCCATTTGCTACAATACGAGTATAGTAATTAAAAAGGAGCTAGAAACAATGACTCAAGTACTAATACGCAACGGCAATTACCGCAACAAATCTGTGCAAAACATTGCCTTTACATTAGTTAAAGATTACACAAAAGGTGCCCGAGGTGGCTTTGTTACTGTAAAAAGTGACGGCTACTTTGGTGCAGAGTTTGATGTAGTGCGTGTCAAAGTTGACAGCATGGAACAAATTGAAATCGTTGGAGAACACACAATGACAGCTACAGCCGCAAAAAACACAATTGATTTTGTAAAACCCCAGGAAACTGAGGAAGAAGCAATGACTCGTATCCGCGAGCGTTTTGAAATCCTTACAGAGATGACCAAAGCCGCAACTGCCGGTGACATCCGTGCCATGATTGTATCCGGTCCCCCGGGTGTGGGCAAGAGCTTTGGTGTAGAAGCCGAGGTCGACAAAGCTTGTTTGTTTGACAAACTGTCAGGCAAACGACTCCGTGCAGAGGTAGTTAAGGGCAGTGCCACTCCAATTGGCCTGTACCAGACCCTATACAAGTACTCAGATGCCAATTGTGTGTTGGTGTTTGATGACTGTGACAGCATCTTGCTAGATGACGTGGCACTTAACTTGCTAAAAGGTGCCTTGGACTCCGGCAAGAAACGTAAAATTTCTTGGTTGTCAGAATCTAGTGCTCTGCGCCGTGAAGGCATCCCAGACAGTTTTGAGTTTAAAGGTAGTGTTATCTTTATCACAAACTTAAAGTTTGACAAGATGAAATCGCAAAAATTGCGGGATCACCTGGATGCTTTGCAGAGTCGTTGTCACTATCTGGACTTGACTTTGGACACCATGCGTGACAAGATCTTGCGTATCAAACAGATTGCCAATGATGGCGTGTTGTTTTTGGACTACGAATTTGAACAGTACCAGCAAGACGACATTATTGAGTTCATGAACACCAATCAAGAGCGGTTGCGTGAGATGAGCTTGCGTATGGCGCTGAAAATCGCAGACTTGGTCAAGAGCTTTCCTGCAAAGTGGAGACTGATGGCCGAGACTACATGTATGAAGAGTGCCTAAAATGAGCTGGATGATTGTATTAAATACAGTTGTCATGGTGTTGTGTTGGCGCTGGGCCACCCGTGATTTTGAACATGGCAATACTGCCATGGGGTGGTTCAACATATTTTTCTCAGCGTGGAATGGGGCATCAATAGCAAGTGCCATTTTTTAAAGGAATCATGATGTTTGAAAAATTTGCAGTTTGGTTTGGAACATATCGCAAACCAATTGGATACACAATTGGTGGTATCAATGTGCTAAGTGGCCTACAGTATTTTGCGCAAGGTAACACCGCACAAGGTTGGTTGTTTTTCATGATTGGTTACATTATACTTCTTGACACTTGGGACAACTAAATGAACGAACGAATTGCAGAGCTAAAGTCACAGTGTATTTTTCGTGAACAACGCGGTACCAATGCCTTCAACAGTTACATGGTAGATCGATTTGATAGTGAAAAGTTTGCTGAGTTGATTGTGAGAGAATGTGATCGTTATGCTAGGAGTGCCTGGGAACATGGTCCGTTGCTGGGTAGAGATCTGCTTATACATTTTGGTATTGTAGAGGCAGAAGATAATTAAGTGTAACAGGGAGATTGACATGGACGTGACCAGAGTTACTGCATACAACAACGAAATATATCAGCGCACGGAATACAAGCGTCTGGAACAACGGCACGAAGAGCGTAGACTAGAAGAACGTCGCAATAAATATCAATCCGAAGTCAACGAACAAAAGCGTATTGAACGTAATCGCCAACTGAATCAACCCGGACAGAATGTGGATCGGCTAGCTTAATAGATTACCGGATGGCCATTTTAGTCTAGCTCCTAGGCTATCCGTTTTATACAGGTACCCGTCAAACGGTACCTGTTTTTTTGACTTGTAGTGAGATAAATGTTATAATACACAATGACTCCCAATAGACCTCTTGAAGTTGAATCACCCAGAAATCTTTATAAGTGGGCTCGGGTGTGGAACAGCGCCCAGCGTAAATTTTTTGTACAAGACGTGCAACTACGCAGAGAAAAACAAATACAAGATTTTTTGGTATTGAATGAATTTCAATCAGTACAATTTATATCAGATACTGATGTGTTTGACCAGTTTGATGCCATGCCAACGGTTAACGCAGGAGCCGATATTGTAGTGATTACAGATCAAAAATTTAGTCGTTACCCCTGTCCTGTGATACTTGATAAAATACAACAACACCTGTCACAGTGTAGCAATCTTTATCTTTGTTTAAACAGGCATTACATAAACATTGACAACAGCTATCATGATGCCACACTAAGTGATAATTTCTGTTTGGCTATCACACAGTGGCTACGTCGAGGATTACCCAATGCCAATGTTGTAGATCTCAGTTTAGATTATTTAGATATTGGACGTAGCTTTACCTGGGCCATTCCCGACAGACATTACTACATACATTGCAAATGACTCAACTAATAGAAGACTTTGGCCAATACACCTTGCGTGATGATTGGCGCACTCAGTATTTTAGATATCGTGCAGGTAGACTCAAACACCAGTATTGGTTGGACAATAGAACACGCCAGGACGGAGCAGTAATCGACAGTTATGATCATGCTATAATTCAAAATTGTCAACCGGGTACCACTGTATTTTTTGGCAGTGCAGGATATTATATACGTGATATCTTTCCTGAAGTAGAAGTAATTGAAATGCACCCAGTGGTAAAAACATTTTATCCTGATGCACATATATGTCAAAATCGGCAACAACTATCTGAACTTGTGACATTTAGAGCTGATAATTTTGCAGTAGTAAACAATCGAGCAGACCATTGGGTAACAGTTGATGGAATAACAGAACACATAAGGTGCTATACCAAAATTATGCAGCCGGGCTGTAGATTCTTTTACAGCTTCCGCGACACACAGATACATGTCAATAGACTAAAAGTAGATCTTGAACAACATTTTATTACCTGGGCAAAAAGTTTGGAGCAACTGGGCCTGACGCTGACCTGGTATTCCGTTGACTTTGAAAAGAAAACGCCTGATGAAAATGGTTGCTATAACATGATGGAAAATCCTGATACCACCAATGGCAATTTGAAATTTTGGTTTGTGTATCAAGGTACACCTTGGGAAATCATTAAATGACACACATTGTTTGTTACACTGGTGGCAGTTGCGGAGATATTATTACTGCTCTGATTGATCCACGTGATGCTGTGTTTAAAGGGTCAGCAGTGATGCATCATGCACATAGGCAACAATTAAAAAAGCCACATTTGTTTGATGGTGATGCTAAACGCAATCAATACTTGCACAATATTGGACAACAATATCTAAGTGTACCTAGTCATGATTTAGAATACCATTTACGACAAGCACATGATTTTATCACTATTGCAGTCACTCCGTCCACAGCCTTGTGGGCCGCTGAACGATTTAGAGCATTGCACAGACCCCATGTCTGGCATGAAATGCAACAGGCATGTGGTGCAACCAGTATTGAAGATTATGCTCAGATCATGATTGATTACAGCAACATGGTAAGACAACACACAAAAAAAGTTATAAATCTAGACTACATACTTGACGGATCAGCCGCAGATATAGTACAATCATACACAGGGCAATCACCGCTGGGGCAAGATTTTTATGCCCAGTGGCTACAACTACAAACATGAAACAAGCTACACTAATAATTCAAGATGAAGTCAATGTCAAAATTGAAGGGCTTGATCTTGAAGTTCGTCGGGCACTGGTAAACAAATTCAAATATGATGTACCATATGCACGGTATTTGCCTGCTGTGAGACTGGGACGATGGGATGGCAAGGTCAGCTACTTTCAAATGGGCGGCAGTACGTATGTAAATCTACTACCTGAAATTATCCCTGTGTTGGAAAAATACAACTACGATATTGAGCTTGACGATCAGAGAACTTATAGTACCACATTTGAATTTAATCTTGCAGTTGAAGATACCTTTGCTGACAAGAAGTGGCCCAAGGGACATGAACGTGAAGGCACCCCCATTGTGTTACGTGACTACCAGGTTGAAATCATCAATAACTTTTTGCAGAATCCGCAGTGCCTGCAAGAAGTGGCCACTGGCGCAGGTAAAACTATCATGACAGCGGCCTTGAGTTGGAACGTAGAGCAGTATGGGCGCAGTGTGGTCATTGTACCAAACAAAAGTCTTGTGACACAAACAGAAAAGGACTATGTGAACATGGGTCTTGATGTAGGTGTTTACTTTGGTGATCGTAAAGACTACAACCGACAACATACTATTTGCACTTGGCAAAGCCTAAACAATCTACTCAAAGACACCAAGTCGGGCAAGGCAGAATTTACCATACAGGACTTCTTGGAGGACGTGGTGTGCGTTATAGTAGATGAAGTACACATGGCCAAGGCAGATGCACTCAAAACACTGCTAACAGGCGTAATGGCTAGAGTGCCTATTCGTTGGGGCTTGACAGGAACTGTGCCAAAAGAGCAGTTTGAATTCCAGGCCATACACGTGGCCCTGGGCCCGGTTATATCAAGACTGGCCGCAAGTGAATTGCAAGACCGCGGCGTGCTAGCCAACTGCCATGTTAATATTGTGCAATTGGTAGATCACGTGGAGTATAAAGACTACCAAAGTGAACTTAAATACTTGCTGGAAGAATCCGGTCGGTTAGACACAATGGCCAGTTTAATACAACAAGTAAACGAAACAGGCAATACCTTGGTCTTGGTAGATCGTACCGAGTGTGGTCGCCAGCTGGTAGAGCGACTGGGGGACAAATCTGTATTTGTATCCGGGGCAACCAAGGCAAAAGACAGACAAGATGAATATGATCAAGTGGCTGATGCAACAGATAAAATCATTGTGGCAACTTATGGAGTGGCTGCTGTTGGTATTAATATTCCCCGCATATTTAATTTGGTGCTTGTGGAGCCCGGTAAAAGTTTTGTTAGAGTTATTCAGTCGATTGGTCGTGGCATACGCAAAGCGGAAGATAAGGACCATGTTCAAATCTGGGACATAACATCAACTTGTAAGTTTGCCAAACGTCACTTGACCAAACGCAAACAGTTCTACAAGGAAGCCAACTACCCTTATACTCAAGAAAAACTTGAGTGGATGAAAACTTGACTTTGCAAATAAAATAGCGTATACTTAACTTATGAAAATTTTAACACTAGATAACACGCCTTACGATTTAGATACGTTGCCCGAGGAAGTGGACGACATGCGTTTTGCTATTTTAGATAACAGCGATCCACAAAATCCCGACTATCATTATATTCCTTTGATCTTTTTAGAGAGTTTTAGTGCACCGGCCCTGGTATTACGCATTGGTGATGATACAATTCGAATGCCCATGGACTGGCAAATTTTAATTGGAGAACCCGACCTAGGCGACTTAGAAGTACTACCTCTTACCAGCATTAATGATCGTGGATTTAAAGTGTTTGAGTTTAACCCGCTATCAAGCTTTAGACCCAGTTTTCCAGATATTGAAATCTTGGATGTGTATCATGAAGTCACGTGGTACGCACCTAAGTTACGCAACGGACAGATGTTGGCGGTGCCAATTGAACATCATTCTAAACCTGCTTGCGTGTACTTTGTAAAAGACATCAGTCGAAATTGCGAAGTAGTTGACTACAGCAAGGCCTGGTAATCATGGAACAATACGAAAAAAGTGGTCCAACACAACAAAACAAACCTGCCCTTGCTAAAGATCCCATGTTGCAGATCAAGGATCAAATGGCCGAACAAGCTTCTCGCATTGACTTCCTTGAACGAGAAGTACGTAGACTCAAATCTCGTCTAGATGATGCAGTGGCAGCAATTAATAAACGCAATGGATAAACTTAGTATACACAATGAAATGGCATGTTTTGATCGTAAGGATCGAGACTTCTATAACTCCCTTACTGACGAAGAACGTAAGAAGTTTTCAAACTTTCTCATGATTCGGTGGGGATCAAGTGTGCAAGGTGGCCGAGAACTGCAAGAATATTATTTGCAAAGTTGTAATCACTATCTCAACAAACACTTTTTTACCATTAACCGACACCCCAAACTGCAATGGTTATGTGCCACAGCAGTGAGTCCAGACTTGGGTGTACAACGGCATCAATGGATATCGGCCAAGAAAAAAGATGATAACAAAGCCAGTGCAGGCACAAAGAAAAAACAACTCATGAATCTGTATCCCAACATGAAGGGCAGTGATGCAGAAACTTTGAGTCGATTGGTAACACAGAAAGAAATCGACGCTTACTTACAAGCGTCTGGCCAAGATAAATGACATATCAGTGTCGATATTGTGAAAAATCCTTTGCAAAAGAAACTAGTCTAGCAGTTCATGTGTGTGAAGCTAAACGCAGGTATCAAGACCAAAACGAAGTGGGAGTGCAGTTAGGCTTGCAGGCCTATTTGCGTTTCTATGAAATCACACAAGGGTCAGCTCGACTAAAAACATTTGATGACTTTGCCAAGAGTCCGTATTACAAAGCATTTGCAAAGTTTGGACGTTACTGTGTGGGTATTCGTGCTGTGAACACACCAAGATTCATTGAGTGGGTGGTTAAACAAAATAAAAAAATTGATCACTGGTGTAGTGATCGTGTTTATACAGAGTATTTGATTGAATACTTGCGTATTGAAAATGTTAGTGATGCTCTGGCAAGAGCAGTTGAACAAAGTATCAATTGGAGTGAAGAAACCAACAATCCGGCACAGGATTATTTACGGTATGGCAATGTCAATTTGGTATGCCATGCAGTGAGTACAGGTCGTATCAGTGCGTGGATACTGTATAATTGTGCATCGGGCAATGAGTTCTTGGGCAGTTTAAATTCTGAACAAATTGCCATGACATGGCCCTACATCGACAGTGATGTGTGGCAAAAGAAATTCAAAGACTACGTTGCTGACACTGAATACGCACGTGAAATACTCAAACAGGCAGGATGGTGATGAGCGCAGATATTGACATTGACTTTGCGGACCGCACTAGTATTTTAAATCTAATCAAACATATCCCAGCACGACAAATAGTTGATGGGCAAGTGCGCCGACACAATTCGGGTGTGTATGTCACCAGCATCCCACAAGATCCTGTGAATGGCTGTGCTGCCATAGACTACGAAACTGCAGAACAACGTGGCTATTTTAAAATTGACTTTTTGAATATGAGTGTGTATCAGTTGGTACAAAGTCCAGAGCACTATCAACAAATGTTGGATGCCACTCCGCCATGGCAACGACTATGGCAAGATACCGAATGGTCTAAGCAGTTGGTTCACGTGGGAAATTACACAGACTTGTTGAATAAAATGCGCCCGGATAGTGTACCAAGGATGGCTGCATTTATCAGTATAATTCGTCCGGGTAAAGCACACTTGCAAAATCAATCATGGGATCAGGTGTTTGCTGAAGTCTGGGATGGGGATGATTCCAGGGGTTACACATTCAAAAAGTCTCATGCCCTGTCATATTCAATGTTAGTTGCCCTCCATATGAATCTTTTAAATCAGACTAATTAGATGAGTTGTTAACCGCAGTTAGTCAACTTTTCTAACTAACGTTATTGATCTGCGCTTGCTTTTGCGTCGAGCAATGTCAGTTAGACTGCATACAGGTCCATGCAAAATCTCTAGATCTTTGTTGGCAAATGTGCGTAAACAACCACGGAACGGCTCCCATTCCTGCTTGAGGAAGATGTTAATTGGGATAGATCTATTGCTCTCCCACCACCAAGTTGATGCCAGTTCTAAAAATACATGTTTCAGCACAGTATCTTGCAGTGTACCAAAGTCGTAGATGGTAGTGATAACTTCATCTCTGTTTTGTATAATGCCCACATATTCAACATTGGCATAAACACACAAGGTAATGAATGGATACCTTTCATTTAAAGTGCTTAATTGATTTTTATCCATAAATATCTGAGGAACTCCCTATGTATTCGACCACTGCCTATTTATATCAACAAATTCAGACTGTACTTTTGGTAGACATCACGGGGGCTTATTTTGACCGGAGGTGGGATCCAGTGTATGCTAAAAATTTAACTCTTAATCTTGGAGTGGATAATGTTATTTTATTCCAATTTCAGAACCAGGATCAAAAACCTGTAAACATCACGGGGGCAACATTCACATTCCGTATTATCAGTCAGAATGGCCAAGACCTGTTGTTTGCCAAGGAACTAGTAAGTCTAAGTAATGCCCTGGGTCGCGCCAAGGTAACAATTACTGCCGCCGAAACTGCACATTTCCAAGCACAACCAGCAAGTTACAGTCTTGAAATATCCTCGGGGGTGCTTGATCAAGCTGTGTTCACAGATGACCAAGCTGGTGCACGTGGAGTGATCAACATTGTCAACAGCGTGTTCCCTGCATTCAATGCCAGCCAAGACTTGACTCTACCCGACGGGCAAGCGCCTGTGGGCAATGTGTACTACAGCAGTACACTGACCACAGACGGTGCAAGCTTAACCACATTCCAGTTGGATCCGGTGAACTTTACTGGTAACTTGCAAGTGCAAGGGGCTACAGATTCAGCTGACACCAATCAAGAGTGGTACAACATTGCATTTGAAGATTTAAAAACAGGCGACACAGTTGACCAACTCAACTTCACTCAGAGCACTGAACGATTGGGCATCAATGTCGAAGGATACCATCCTTACATTAGATTAGAATTTGGCATCAACAGCGGCAACATAGATCTTATTCAATATCGATGAAATTTGACAAAATTGTAGGGTTCGGAGACTCATGGATGTGGGGAGACGAGTTGATGAACCCTGAATTAGTAGACCATCCGCATGCACATCCTGTACTGATGGAAAACACTCCGTATAGAGAAAGGAATTGTTTTCTTGGCTTGTTAGGTTCACACTACAATGTGCCCACACAAAACTTTGGTATTGCTGGTGGTAGTTTGCAAAGCACAATCTGGACTTACTTGTGGTGGCTAGAGCATGAACAGTTATCACCTGACCGGTGTTTGATCTTGGTGGCCTTAACCGATTCAAACCGCCATACATTTTACAATCCCAATCATGTGAGTTACGCCAATGATCCACCTTGGAATCGATTTGTGCACAGCGCCTGGGTACACTCTGGCAACTCCAGTATCAACAGCGCCTGGGTAGACATGGTCAAAAGTCACATGGTACTCACTGACTGCACAGAATCTCAGCGTTTGAATTTTTTACAAACTGTGTTATTTTTTGATGGCCAACAGCATCGCCACGCCAATGTGTTACAATTTAATTCAATTTCTGCACAATCAGCGCCTTGTCTGAGTTTAAAATACAATGGCCAACCACTTACAGCATTAACTAATCAAACACAGTTTCTGGCAGCCATGGGTCATCCCAATAAAAAAGGGCATGCGGTTATCCGTGATAGCTTGATCAAAGAGATAGATTGTGCTATACTAGCACAGTGATTGACATACTTTCTTATCTTCCCGGCAAACGCAAGGCAACACCCAGTGGCTGGGTGAGTTTTAATGCTGTGTGCTGTCATCACAACGGCAGCAATGTTGACAAACGTGGTCGTGGTGGACTCAAGGCAACTGATCAAGGTTGGAGTTATCACTGCTTCAATTGTGGGTACACAGCCAGCTTTATCCTTGGCCGCTCAGTGAGCTTCAAAGCCCGTAGGCTCTTGAGCTGGATGGGTGTGCCCGATGCAGAAATTGATTATCTCAACTTAGAAAGTCTCAAGCATCGTAACATATATGGCATACTTGAAGATCGTCAAAAGACTTTTAATACTCTGGCAGCAATTGAGTTTGAAGAACGTGACTTGCCGCCCTATGCTGAGTTGTTGGTGGATGAAGGTGACTATAGAGACTATGTGTGTAGACGCCGGGTTCCTAAAGACTTTCCTGTGATGGCACAGATGCAAAACGATGGCGTCCACTGGACCCGGCCACATGTGATAATTCCATTCACATATGACAATAAGATTGTGGGATGGACCTGTAGATTTTTAGACAATAAGCAACCTAAGTTTATCAGTGACAGTCAGCCTGGATATGTGTTTGGTACAGACTTGCAAAACAATACCTGGGAACATGTGTTGGTGACAGAAGGTATATTTGATGCACTCTCAATTGGGGGCCTTGCAGTGATGCACAACACCATTAGCGATGCTCAAGTTAGATTAATACGTAATCTAGGTAAACAAATAACAGTGGTACCTGACCAAGACCAAGCAGGACTAGAATTAATTGATCGTGCTGTGGAATTGGGCTGGGCAGTGAGCATACCTGAGTGGCCATTGCACATCAAAGATGTTAATGATGCAGTGATTGAATACAGTCGATTGGGTGCGTTGCTAACTATAATGCAAGCTAGAGAAACTAGTAAAATTAAAATTGAATTAAGAAAGAAACAACTTGCTAAAAGAATACGGACTTGACGTCCAAAAACTATTCCTTGAAATGATGTTAGAAGATGCACAAAGTTATGTGCGTGTTCAAAACATCTACAACCCTGACAACTTTGATCGTAGCCTACGCAAGGCTGCAGAGTTCATCAAAGAGCACAGCGACAAATACAAAACATTGCCTGATAAAACGCAAATATCTGCGGCATGCGGCGTTACCTTGCAACCAATACTGGATTTAAATGAAGGACACTTTGAGTGGTTCATGACTGAGTTTGAGGCATTTACCAAACGCCAAGAACTTGAACGTGCTATTTTAAAAGCGGCAGACTTGCTGGAAAAGGGCGAGTTTGATCCAGTTGAAAAACTAATCAAAGATGCTGTGCAAATATCTCTTACCAAAGACATGGGCACAGATTATTTTGCAGATCCTAGTGCTCGCATCAACAAGTATTTTAACTCAGGTGGACAAGTTTCGACAGGATGGCCACAGCTGGATAGACTGTTGTATGGCGGGTTCAGCCGTGGTGAACTAAACATCTTTGCAGGCGGTTCTGGCTCGGGTAAATCCTTGGTCATGATGAATATTGCACTTAACTGGTTACAACAAGGACTCAGTGGTGTGTACATCACACTGGAACTTAGTGAAGAGCTTACAAGTTTGCGCACAGATGCTATGTTGACCAATATGTCAACTAAAGATATTCGCAAAGATATTGATACCACTACACTCAAGGTCAAGATGGTGCAAAAGAAGTCTGGCGAGTATCGTGTCAAAGCGTTACCTGCACAAAGCAATATCAACGACATTCGCAGTTACATCAAGGAAGTACAAATACAAACAGGCATTAGAGTTGATTTTATCATGATTGACTACTTGGACTTGCTGATGCCGGTCAGTGCCAAGGTCAGTCCCAACGACTTGTTTGTGAAAGACAAGTACGTGAGTGAGGAACTGCGCAACTTGGCCAAAGAACTTGGTGTGTTACTAGTCACAGCTTCACAATTGAATCGTAGTGCCGTGGAAGAAGCTGAGTTTGATCACTCGCATATTTCAGGTGGTATCTCCAAGATCAACACAGCAGACAATGTGTTTGGTATCTTTACTAGTCGTGCCATGAAAGAGCGTGGCAAGTATCAAATTCAGTGTATGAAGTCACGTAGTTCAACAGGTGTTGGTCAAAAGATTGATCTTGAATACAACATTGAAACCATGCGTATTACAGATGAGGGTGGTGACGAAGCACAACAGAGTGGTGGCTTCTTTAAAAGACCCAGTATTTTAGACAGCATCAAGGCCAAGAGTCAAGTCAATGGCGACTCGAACACAGTCTCAAGCGAATCCAAGTCCACCAAGTGGGAAAAACCCACTGGAACTCACGCCTGGGACAAGCCCGCAGTACAGTCATCTGATGCCCCAAAAGTCACAGCCGATGTTCAAAGTGCCAAACTCAAACAGTTGTTGGGACAACTCAAGCAGTCATGAAACAAGTTGTTACATTTTTGACAAATTTTCAAAATCAAAAATGTGCCACACATATTTCTTTAATTGATCAATTAACATCAGAACATGTGTTGCATATTGCAGACACATTTGATGACACCACTCTATTGCAGTTGCTTGACAAGGGCCGACCGGGCATCATACTCAGTGATCATTACTGTTATGTTGACTCACAGCTTGATATTGAATTTTGTTCCCTACCATTGTGGATCGAAAGAGAAGTTAGACAGTGGTGTATTGATGATCTTGAATCTCATGTAGACACCAGGTACTGTTTTAATTTCATGGTCAACAAATACAAGATTCATCGAAATATACTAATAAAATTAATTGAAAGCTTTGGGTACCAGTCTTTTGACTACACCTACAGTGGTACCAAGAGATCAACCAACTTTGGCAATGTTATAACTGATCTAGCACAGCATGTTGATTTACTGTCACCACAACAGAAGTCAACATTTTTGTCTAGCATCAAGTTACCCACGAAGTTCATAGACTCGAGGCTCGGTCAAACAGTTTTCAAAACCCATCAAACTGAATCCAATAGATTGTGGTATCCAGGTAACAAAATATCTTGGGATTCTGGACTCAATTGTATTTTTTCAAACAGTGTAGTGTCATTGATCACAGAAACTGTAGAACACGAACAACATGTGATATTTACAGAAAAATCAATTTATGCCATCATGGCAAATACATTTCCAATCTGGGTAGGTGGTTATGGACTACCAAATCACTTTAAACGCCTGGGGTTTGACATATTTGATGATGTAATAGATCACAGTTATCAATACAAACAAACACTGATCGAACGGTGCGTATGTGCATTGACACACAATCAAAAAATTTTAACTGACCTGGATTGGGCCAAAAGCACTAGATTGGACTGCGCACAGCGACTTAACAAAAATCAACAGCTTTTGTTAGTTGACAATGTGTTATGGAAGTTTATTCAAACACAGATCAATGCCATGCCCAGTCAACTACAGTCAATTGTTGTTCCATTTGTTGATTTTTACAGAACACAAAAATCCAATATGACACTAATCTAAATGATTATTACCACTTCTCCTTTGCAATCACAATTGCAACAGTGTGCCTACATTGAAAATGTTGACCGCATCTCCGCCAATGACATTGTTATATACATTGACGGTTGGGACTTTGATTATCTGCTTGAAAATTTTAATTCCAAAGGATACCCTAGAGCAGTGATTAGTGACTGCTTTAAACCATATCATAATCCTCTTGCATGCGACATTGTTGGATGCTACACTGTAGCGGCTAGATTCTTACAAGACTATCGAGCACTATCATTTAGCGATGATTTGACTACAACACATGCTGCCAATGTGTTTTTTAATAAAAAGCAAGTGTCTAGATTTTTGTCATTGAAGCTGGCTGAAATTTTCAACATATCATTTGATTATTTTTGGAGTGGTATTGGTCGGTATGCTAATCTATCAAGGATACTGGATGAAATACAGAGTTTGGATCAGAACATTCTTGATTCCAATCAAAAAGCTGTGTTACTGTCTCCTATACATTTTAGTAAAAAATGGTTTAACAACAGCTATGATGACCAAGATCCTGACTCAGTTGATCCTGACATAGCTGATCTGCGTCACGGAGTAGACACTGTGCAGAGCTGGCAACAATTTTTTGCTCCGATGATGTCAAACACCGCAGTGTCCTTAATCAATGAAAATCCTGATTTTACCAAGGTCAGTCTAATGACCTGGAAAACATTTTTTCCAGTCATGGCATTGACTTTTCCAATTTGGGTGGGAGGATATCGCATAGCTGAAGAATTTTCAAATGCTGGGTTTGATGCATTTGATGATGTGATAGATCACAGCTATCAATACAAACAGACCTTGTTTGAACGCTGTTGGTATGCGTTTGAAAACAACAAACATCTGCTGACAGATGTCAAGTTGGCTGCACATACTAGAAATAGATACAGAGCTAGATTGTTAAAAAATAGACAAAAGTTTTTATCAGGACAACTGTATCAACATATTTTGTCTGAAGTGAGTTCCTGGAATCACTGCGACAATGCCACAAAAAATCTATATATCAGCGAGTTTCTTTTGAATCGTAGAGCAAGCATTTAACATTAATTTTTGAAATCATTCAAACTAAACGATGTGCCTAGCAAGTGATTAGTACGAGCGTTTTTATCATTGCTCCAGACCAAGACATCATCGTCTTGATACAAAAAATCACAATTCTTGCAGTACTCAATATCATCAAAGTTTTTTGTACTGTGTGCTTGCCTTAACCGTTGATACTCTGAACTGCTCCATACCTGTTGTATTGACTGAGAATCCAAATGTCCCAACACACTGGATGACTCGTTGGGAGGCCCCATGGTTTGACAGCAAGGGGTAACTGCACCTAGCTGGCCGTTGATGCCACCTGCTCGAACAGTGAGCTCGGGTGCAAACGGCCTCCCGCAACTTTTTCGTTGTGTTTTGTTACGTAGATATACCGGGACAAAATTACCGCTCCAGTTGTGCATTTTCCAAATATATGCTTGACTTTTAGTGGGTTCAATGAAATTTTTAATGTACTGTGCAACTTCAAATTCTACACAACTAGAATCTAGTATCAAGTGATAACTGGCCACTACGCAATCTTTTTGTTTGGCAGTTATGTATTCTTTCATTTCTATGACATTTTGTTTGATCAAATCAAAATTATCTTTGCTCATCCATTTATGATATAGATCCTTGTTGTAGCCAATACAACTAAACCTTACAAAATTTAATCCAGCGTCTACAACATCTTGCATGTATTGCCCAGTTAAATTGCTGCCATTGCAATAGATATATGACTTAAGACCACGTCTGGCACACGCCTCAACATACAAAGCCAAATCTTTAACAACTGTGGGTTCTCCGGATCCTTCGAGATTTATAATTGGGGTTCCGTGATTTGTAACAATATCATCTAATATATTGTTAAACAAATCAAGCGGCATTTTCTTTGTGAATTCAGACTCGCGCCCAGTTGATTGCGGGCACATTTTACAGGCGTAATTACATCCACCAAAAACTTCCAGTACTACTCTTTCTAGAGGTTGTAGATTGTTGGACAAATGTATTGACATATTTTTATTGGCGTGCTCGATTTCTAGTATTTACAAATTTATATCAAGCCTGTATAATAAATACAATAAAGGTACTAGCTAAAATGCAAAAAAAGACACGCAGTATTCTAGAAGAATTAGATTCCATTTATACAGATAGATATGCAGATCAAGATCGACGTTATATCATTGAAAGTCGAGCCGCCAATGTTATATCATCTGCTGTGAGACTTATAGAACAAATTGAAGAATCTTTCCCTGCTGACCAAGCAGAGAATTTAACTAGAAAGTTATTAAATGCAATACGGGATAAAGATCCAGGAAAGTTTGTAAGAACAGTGAGAAAAACCGATGCAAATTAATGAAGGTGGCAATGTATTCAAAGATGCCCAAGGACAACCCTTAACACAGCGCATTAATCGAGCTGATGTTCCTGCCACTGTGGATTACTTGGAAAAAGTGACAGGCATTAAATTCCCTCAAGATCGCTGGCTGGGATCAACTGGTCGAGCCGCCAGTTCTGGTGACCTGGATCTTGCTGTTGATCTAAACAAAGTCAACAAAGATCAAGTTGCTGCCAAGCTGTCACAGTATATTCAAGGCCAAGGCCAAGATCCACGTGAATGGATTGTGAAAAAGGGCGAAGTGCACTTTAAGACTCCCATTGCCGGCAATGCCACGAACGGCTATGTACAAACAGATTTTATGTTTTTCCCTAACCTAGATTGGGGCACATTCTTCTATGCCGGCGGTACAGACAGCGCCTACAAAGGTGTGTATAGAAACATTCTAATGAGCTCAATTGCCAAACAACAGGGACTCAAGGTTGGTGCCAACGGTATGTTTAGTCGTACCACAAATCAACTGGTGGATGGTGGCATGGATCCCGACTATGTGGCCAGCGTGTTGCTGGGTAAAGGTCACGATCGTAACAGTCTCAAGAATGTTGAAACAATTTATCAAGCTCTAGCAAAAGATCCACAGCGTGATGCCAAGCTGGCAGATTTCCGTGAATACCTAGCACGTGACAGTTTACAAGAACCTGGACAGGTTAAAGAAAGCTTGTACATGGAGTACAACGAAGTTAACTTTTTAGCTCGCTTGCGTGACCGCATTGTGAACCAGGGTATGCAACCACTGGTGGAAGCTGAACAAGCTGGTGTAGGAGGCCAAGCCAAGGGAATCGAGCACCTAGAAGACATGGTGTTCCGTAATGGCACAGCAGGTATCCAACAGGCACTAAACATCGTGCAACAGGCAGCGGCTGCGCCCGGTGAAACAACCACAGTAAAGTGGGACGGCAAGCCGGCTATTATATTTGGACGAAAACCTTCAACAGGTGAGTTTGTGCTCACAGACGGATCAGGATTTGATGCCAAGGGCTATGACGGATTGTTTACCAGTCCCGATGCTGTTACTAAAAACATGGCACAACGTGATGCCAGTGCTGTGGCCAAGGGCAAGGCAGGTAACCGAGTTGAGCAACTGGCACCCATTTACACTCAATTATGGCCCATGCTTGATGCAGCCTTGCCTCGCGACTTTCGTGGCTATGTCAAGGGCGATTTGTTGTACATGGCAACACCGCCGGTTGAAGATGGACGCTACGTGTTTACTCCCAACACTGTGACTTATCGCATTCCTGTAAACAGCGCACTAGGCAAACGAATTGGCGCTAGTCGAGTAGGCGTTGCCATGCACACAATGTATGCAGATCAAACAGCACCACGTGAGCCACTAAAAGGTGTTGCATTTAATCCTGTGCCAGGCCTGTTGCTAGCTGACCCTGCGGCATCAATACCAAGTTCTATTGTACCTGACGCTGCCAAAGTCAAACAGTTACAAAACATTGTGGCCACACAAGGCGCAAACATCAACCGGCTGTTTGATCCTGCTGCCATGCGTGATGCCAAGATTGCTGATCTAGCCAGACTGTGTGTAGACTATGTGAACACCAAAGTGGGACAACGACTTAATCCACAAACACTCTTGCCTGAATTTGG